TTACCCATTGGCGCGGCTTAAGAGCTTATTTTTGAATTCACAATGGTCACGATATAACCATCTTGCTCGCCCGTGGATAACTTTGGCTTTTGGCAGGTCGCCGGACTTAATCCGGTCATAGATGAAGGTTTTACCGAAGCCAGTATCGGCCATGATGAATTTCAAATCAACCAGTGAATCAGGTTGTAGTTCGTGTTGCATGAGTGCTATCTCCGAATAGGGAATCGAACCTGCAAATCAGGCAATAAAAAAACCGCATTGATGCGGCGATGGTAGGTCTGGATATCTTGAGAAATGAACAGGCCTCATCGAGTGTGAGGCTGTGGTTAGTCCTTGCGTAGCTCGCTGATTCTTCTGTAAGTCTCTGGTGCTTTGTTCCCGTACGTCTTCATTTCAGACTTCAACAGAGCAACGAGTGAATCCCATTCGTTGAGGATTCCTTTGAATGCCGGAACGCGCTTTGCAACCTTGTCGAATGAATCTCTGATTTCTGGAATCTGCTCAACAAGTGCAACGCATCGTCTGAAATCGGCTGCGTCATGTGGAGCGCCGAAGTGATGACCATAGATATTCTTTTTCAGGCCACATGCGATTGAGGCAAGAGTTGCGCTACTGATGCCGACATCGCCAGTCGATTGCCATTTCAAAACCTTCATAGCCAAATCTGACATTTCTTGTCTCCAATAAAAAACCGCCATCAGGCGGATTGGTGTTCTTTCAGTTCTTCAATTCGAATATTGGTTACTTCTGCATGTGCTATCTGCGCCCATATCATCCAGTGGTTATAGCAGTCGTTGATGTCCTCTGCTTCGATAACTCTGTTGAATGGTTCTCCATTCCATTCACCTGTGACTCGGAAGTACATTTATCATCTCCATAAAACAAAACCCGCCGTAGCGAGTTCAGATAAAAGAAATCCCCGCGAGTGCGAGGATTGTTATTCACCTTTGACGGCAAGTTGCAGGTTAGCCACGGTTAACCTCCTGCGGCGGTTCTGGTAGCGGCGTCCAGAACAAGGCGTTCCCTAACCACGATAAAGTGCCGTCGCTCAACTCCACGTATTCCCCTTGCACCTGTCCTGCCATATACTCGCCGTGCTTTGAATAAATTAAAATCCAATCATCTTGAGGGGGCATTCGCTCACTACAGCTTATCCAACCATCCGGAGTTACCGGAGAGTTGCCCGATAGCGCATTGCGCAATCGCTCCAGCTTCACATATTCCTGAACCCTGTTTCCGTCGCATGCCTGAAGCCATTGCGCAGCCTTTTGCACATCAGTATGAAAGGCACAAGTGCGTCCGTCATCAAATTGCATTTCGTAGAGATCCGCAACTTGTTCAAACTGCGTTTGTGGCAACTTGTAAGTTTGGCTTACAGGTTGGCTACCCTGAAGCATGGCGGCGCGGTGACACCAGATAATCCAGCCAAGCGCCATATCCCATGCCATGTATTCTCTATCTCCATTTTTTGCCCTACGGCGATCTACAGATTCCCCGAAACGCTTCTCCATAAATAATTCATAGGCTGCTCGTTCATCCGATACTGCTGCCAGTGATGCCAGTGCAATTTTTAATGCGGTAAGCATGTTGTTTTGATCTTCATCGAGTCCGAACGGTATTTCATCCCGTGCTGACTCAATGCTGGTAATCGTGTTCTGTAACCATTCTTTGGTAAGAGTATTCATAACTATTTCACTTTAATCTCAATATTTCGCAGCTTTAGCTCTACTGGCAGGTCTGACTTTCCTGTTAATGCTAATGCGAGATTTTCAGGAGTAATGAGAGCAGTTATTGTTTTCCCCATTGCCAGACGAATAATCATTCGTATCTCGCGATCGTCACATGCTCCCGGTCGAACAATTGATATTTGTCCGTTCATCTCACTCTCCTTTGATGCTAATGCCAGTAGCGCGGATTGCATCGATGACTTCAGAAACTTTGTATGCCATTACCGTTTGGTAATCATCGTGAAAATCTGTTCGATGAAGCATGCTGCTACGTTCCGGGAGCAGTATTTCCCGCTCCTCCAGTTCTGCTATGCGCTTTTTTGCTGTTTCCAGCTCGTTCAGCAGTGTTAGCACGGTAGCCGGATTGGCGGCGGCGATGAATTCAGCATTGGCCTGCTGTTCTATTTGGAAATCTTCATCGAAACCGCTTTCTGGATGCGCTCCTTCAATTCTGCAAATGGGAATATATCCAGCAACTTCACGATGAATTAGCGCATCATCACCATCAAATCGGCCCTCTCCATATTCGAGCGACCACTCGCCACACGTTGCTTTTTCTGCCTTAGCACGCAGTTCCTGATAATCAATCTGGCTCACTGGTTGCCTCCTGCTTTTCTGCCTTCAACACCATGCGAGAACCATCATCCAGCTCCCACGCGATCTCACCACCTTCAGCCATGACCAGTCGCCACACCAATTGAGCAGCCTCATTGGTAACATCACGACCTGGATCATTGCCAACGCGCATACGTCCACCTTCAACATCGCGCATTTTTGCCAGCATGATAGTTTTTGATAGCGGTGAAAAACCAAGCTGTAGTCGTGCTGAATTACTCACTGGTTGCCTCCTTTGCGCCACATCGCATTCAGATATTTGTTGTCATTAACAGAACCGAAACTCTTTCTTTTAAGCAATTCCTCTCTCGATGGCATTGGCTTTACGCGTTGGCGAATAATCATTTCTGCCGGAAGAATTCCGGGATTGTATGCAAGTCCTCTCATGGTAAATTCCTCAGTCATTACTGATAGCGCCATAGCGTGAGCGGTAATTACGCAGGCGCGGATCGATATATTCAGGGAAGTGGGTATATGTGGCTTTGCGGAATGGTCGGATTGATGTCTGGTAAATTCGCTCGCGTTCTTCTTTCTCTGCAAGCCATATACAATGGCGAAATTCCTTTTCCTCTTTCGTTTCCTGCGGTAGCGACATTATCAGGTCGTAGTTTTTTCTGAATTTATCCAGCACCTCCGATACGGAATTGCCGGAACAGCGGCGCGCGTCGTCCGCACCATACAGAGGCGCTGGCATGATTTTCTCCTGATTAAATTGCGTGAATAGCGTGACGAGGGAAGGGGAGAGTTACTGGCGCAAATGGTATATCGTCGTCAAACTCCATAGGTGGTTCGCTGTGATTTCCCTGCTGCTGAGGTTGCTGTCTTTGTTGCTGACCGTTATTTCGCTGAGGTGAAGACTGTTCATTGCCTCCTTGCTTGCCACCAAGCATTTGCATGGTTCCACCAACGCCTACGATAACTTCGGTAGTGAACCGATCCTGTCCGCTTTGATCCTGCCATTTTCTTGTCCGCAATTTGCCTTCAAGATAAACCTCAGAGCCTTTTCGCAGATACTCGCTGGCAATTTCTGCTAGTTTCCCGCTCATTACCACACGGTGCCACTCCGTCTGCTCCTTTTGCTCTCCAGTTTGCTTATCACGCCATTGTTCTGACGTAGCAACTGTAAGGTTTGCAAATGCCGTTCCTGATGGTGAATATCTGATTTCTGGATCATGCCCAAGGCGACCAATAATGATCACCTTATTTACGCCTCTGCTTGCCATTTATGCCGCCTGTTTTAGTTCGTTAACTCTGATGTTCATTACCTGAACGCATTTAGCCTGCGCCTCCTCGTTGCCAGCCATTAATTGCCAGTCACGCTGATAACGCTCGATGAGTTTTTTCTTGTCAGTTTCTGTTGACGCATAATCGCTGAAGTCTTTCAGGATTTGTTCGCAGTCAACCGATGGAGATTTCTGGTTGGTATTTTCTGGTGATGGTTTGTTATCTGATGCTGGGATTGCCCATCCCGGCAGCGATGGAGGGAGCCAGTAAAATCCTGTTCCATCCTTCAGTTTTGCCCTGTGCCACCCCTGCTTTTTATCGAGAGATGTTTGTGCGAAACCTTCCTCAAGGTTATACAGATACCGACCGATTCCCCACTGAACGGCAGCACGCTTCATTGCACCTGAACGACCACCTTTGACGGCTTCTACCTGCGTGTTTTCAGCAGCATCCCATTTGGTTACCCATTCGGAATCAATCTTTATTGATATGCCGCATTCAACTCCGCCGTTGTTGGGAATATCGCGGTATTCATTGCGCCATCCTGCTTTGCCGCAAACATCGTCCAGGCGTTTCATGATTGCCCGGTTCGTGACATAAGCCAGCACCATAGCCCACACCTTGCCATCTCGTGTTTTACCGCTTTGCTGTATTCGCCATTCGATATCTTCAGGGCTGAATGGCTCATCGAATTTATTCAAATCCATAATTCACCTCAGAATGGACATGGCCCAAGGAAATAACGCTGATTTAATACTTCAGTCTTTGCCGCATTTAAAAATACGCGAACACCTTCACGATCTCCCTTCTGGCGATACATTAACGCCTGCTGCGTGTACATGCGTCTCTGTAACTTGCTCTCCTTCACTGTGGTTGCAAGTGACATGAATATCTCCTTCGTTTCCGATTAATTCTTTCATCTGACGAATGAATTCTTCGTCTGACCAGTTATCTGTAAAACTCATTTCCTGCGATACCACGGAAGGTTGATAGCTGATTTCATCGCTTTATTTGCTTCAAGCCACATTTTTGAATCACCAATAAATCTGGCTATTACTGCTTTGTTTTGTGCCGCACGAAGCATCTGGTGATTAATGGCTATTTCATTGCGCATAACGCCTCCAGTTGTTTCTTTGCTGCTCTGATTAATTGTTTAACTCGGCGTGATAATTCAGATTCGTGCGGGTAGAAAGCGGACATGACGCCGCTACCCGCGAGCTGAAAGTGCATCATGGGTAACTCCTTATATTTGATTGCATAACGAAAACGCCTCGAGTGAAGCGTTATTGGTATGCATATAAAAAAGCCCTCACACTGGAGGGCAAAGAAGATTTCCAATAATCAGAACAAGTCGGCTCCTGTTTAGTTACGAGCGACATTGCTCCGTGTATTCACTCGTTGGAATGAATACACAGTGCAGTGTTTATTCTGTTGTTTATGCCAAAGATAAAGGCCGACTATGCGGCCTAGTAGAATACCCAATTTTCTGTTTCTTGGTTGTGTCCAAAGTTATATTCAATATCTGGTGTTGATGTATCAATATTCTTTATCCCATCAACAAGAGTTGATACAACAGCCAAATCTTGTTTGATTCTCATTAAATGGTATTTCTTCCGGCGCAATAAACTCTCAATGGCAAGTTTCTTCGTTGGGAATGCAAAAGATCTTTCTGCATTTTTTGCTACTTTCTTAATTGCATATCTATTTCTCCTTTGTTTCCATTCCTGTAACCACTGATTTGGTGCTGGTTTAAAATTAACAATCCAATGCGCAGGAACCAACCATGCATAATGCTCTGTCTGATGAAAAGCTATATATTGAAGTGCGAATATTTTTATCCCATCTTCTTCAACTGTCGCCTGGAATCTCCAGAAAACAGGCATTCCATCATGTTCAGTTTCTGATTCAGGAAAAGGTACGCTCCATGATTTTGTCATATCTCACCTCAAATAAGTGGTTTGCTGCCTAATTTCATTTTCTGGCGACCAACACAAGTTACACCCATTTCACTGCGTGGCTTGCTGTACCATGTGCGCTGATTCTTGCGCTCAATACGTTGCAGGTTGCTTTCAATTTGTTCGTGGTATTCAGCCAGCACCGTAAGGTCTATCGGATTCAGTGCGCTTTCTACTCGTGATTTCGGTTTGCGATTCAGCGAGAGAATAGGGCGGTTAACTGGTTTTGCGCTTACCCCAACCAACAGGGGATTTGCTGCTTTCCATTGAGCCTGTTTCTCTGCGCGACGTTCGCGGCGGCGTGTTTGTGCATCCATCTGGATTCTCCTGTCAGTTAGCTTTGGTGGTGTGGTGGCTGGTAGTCTAGCTCCAGCTTGTTGAGTCTCATTCGGAGGGGTATAACCGGCACCCCAGCGATTTTTCCATGCGACAACGTGCGCGTTATGGCGGCCTTATCGCCCGCGGCTCCCCATCTCGTCCACGCTATTGCTAGCGTTGGGAGCGCTTCACCGCTCAACAGTAGGTAAGCACTTGCCAGTGACTAGCTGGCTTCACCACACCCCAAAGCCTTCTGCTTTGAATGCTGCCCTTCTTCAGGGCTTAATTTTTAAGAGCGTCACCTTCATGGTGGTCAGTGCGTCCTGCTGATGGCTTAAAATATACCTACAGGTAAAACCCCTGTCTATACCTGTAGGTAAATAAAATTGATGTGAGAGTTTACCTGCTTGAATTTTCAGGTAATTAATTTTTTGGATTGATATAAAAAAGCCCGCTTTGCGGGCTGAAAGGAGATGTCAGAAGCTATTTGGATTGCTTGGCCATTGCGGCAATTTTGATTCTACTGGGGTGTGTTTGGGTTTGAGTCCGTTTAAGTAGTCAAGGCGCTCAATGGCGCATTTATACATAGCAATCTGCTCTGATGACATGTCGTCGTATGACATGCCTTTGAACTTTTTAATTATCGATTCTGCCTCATGTATAAGATTCTTCTTCCTCATGAGTTCAGCTGTATGCTTAGAGCTTACAGGAGATAACTTTGCCCATATGAAGCAGATGATTACAACAGCGACTACTATGCCGGGTATAAACATTTGCTGCTTTATCCTCAAACTTTTGGCAGATCGTCCTGGTCTACGTACCTGGTGTGTTTCACAATAGCTGAAACAAAATGCATTTTATCAACTTCTTCAACAGGAAGAGTGATTGGGCGGTGATCACTGTTTATGCTACTAAACTGATAATCACCGTCTCTTGTTTTGTTCATGATCTTTATCATGTTGTGGCCGTCTTTGGTCCTTACAAAGACTTCATCACCTGGATGTACTGGCGTATTTGGTTCAATAACAACATATTCTCCTGACTGAATCCTTGGCCACATGCTGTCACCCTTAACCTTCAGACCGTAAGCATCTTTATCGCCGCTGTAGATGCTTAACCAACCGGATCTGAATTCAATCATATCCACTGAGCCATCAACTCCCAAAACGGCTTCACCAATTACCGGAACAAAACCCGCACGAACATTACCCGCAAACTCAAGATGGTCCGTAGCTCCAGCTTTACCATCTGCAAGCATGTCCATCCATCCGCGTGGGAGATTAAAAGATTTTTCAATTAGTTCCATCATATCGTCAGCAATGCGTTTTTTTCCGCTTTTTCCTTCCGGATACAGCATTCTGGAAACGTATGATGGTTCCCTTTCTATTCGACGAGCCAACTCTGAGGCCTTTCCATTACAGAATCGGTCTCTTATCTCTATCAGCCTTAGTCGTCTTTGTTCGTATTTATCCATGATTTAATTCTATCTTTGATTACCTGCCGGTAAATAACCTATGGGTATTGATTTGCTTTTTACCTACAGGTAAACTCATCTTATTCAACAACGGGAAGGAGATAGCAAATGGAAGAACTCCGCTTGTATCTGAACTCCCTTTCACTGGAAGAGCAGAGAGAATTTGCCACCAAGTGCGGAACTTCTATCGGCTATTTGAGGAAAGCACTTAGCCGTAATCATGAATTGGGCGCAGCACTTTGTGTTCTGATTGAGAAGTTCAGCAATGGTGAAGTGACTCGCAAAGACCTTCATCCGGTTGATTGGGAAAGCATCTGGCCTGAATTAATGGCCGCTTAAGTTATTAACGCTCTTACACATCCCCGCCCTGAAAAAGGGCATTACCAGAAACAAATCTCTATGGTTTTGCGTTTCTTTGCGAAGCCAACTCTATCTAATCATTAAGGAAATTATCTATGGGTACTATTGCAACTAAAAGCAAGAAAGCGGCTCGCATCGAGTCAGCCTTGCTGAACAAACTGGCACTGATGGGGCAGAAGGCATTCGCTCGAGCAATGGGGGTTCCTGAATATCAGGTAAGCCGATGGAAGAATGGTTTCTTCTCGCAGGTAAGCATGATGCTGGCTGTTCTGGAATACGGAATCGAAGACGATGAAATGGCTGAATTGACTAAGCGGATTGCCGATTACCTGACAAAAGAAAAAGCCCCGAAGAACGGCGAATTCTTCGAGGCCTGATGTAGAAAGACTGGATCAATCCACAGGAGTAATTATGACAAAACGTCGTAAGAAATACCAGGAAAAAGAAGAGATTCGACACCCTGATTCACCTGAGGGATTAGTGGTAGCCGCAGCAAATAACAGGGCGTTCGCAGAGCGCCTTGTTGGTGTTTACAGACTAGCCAAAGCAGGAGTGAAACATGGGCGTCGTTAAATTAGCTGATTACAGGCATAACCCTGTACAACATCAGGAGGCATCCAGTATGGGGTATGTCTCTATACACCGCCAGTTTATGGACAGCAGGCTCTATAAGGACTCTCAGGCAGTACATCTTTGGCTTCACTTAATCCTCAAGGCTAATCACGAATCTACTGTCGTCAATACGGATATCGGTCCGATAACTGTTGATCGCGGTCAGATGATAACTGGACGCCCGTCGCTGGTCAGAGAAACATTCATCCCCGACAACAAAGTTCGGAGCTTATTACGGACTTTTGAGTCGAAAGGTATGCTTAATATTTGCTCGATGGGGAAGAAATTTAGCCTGTTTACAATCGTTAAATATGACGATTTTCAGGCAAAAAATTGTCCAACGGTTGTCCAACGGTTGTCCAACGCAAACACCAGTAATGGCGCGGCTCTCAGCGGAGATTGTCCAACGGTTGTCCAACGGTTGTCCATAAACAATAATATAAATAATATCTCTAATACTGACGTATTAGAGAGTGCCACAGCAGACAAAAAGTCTGACAAGAAAAAACCTTCCGTTAGCTGTCAGGATGTTGTCGATGCTTACCACGAAATCCTTCCTGAAGCGCCAAGAATCCGCGCACTGAATGACAAGCGTAAAAACCAGATCCGAACGTTCTGGCGCAAAGCCGGAGTGATAACCCGCCAGCTTGACGGGCATGGGTTCACGATGCAGGACTGGAGAAATTATTTGAGCTACGTAGGCGAAAATTGCCGATGGATGTTCGAAGAACGCCCAAACCATCAACGCGGAACCGTCTGGCACAAAAAGGGATTTGATTTCCTGCTTAACGACAATACCTACCTGAAAGTTCGTGAGGGTGAACACGATGACCGATAATTTTTATGCGCCGCCCCATAGCATCGAGGCAGAGCAGGCGGTGATTGGTGGATTGCTTCTGGATGATGACAGCAGTGAGCGCGTCCAGAAAGTTCTGGCGATGCTGAAGCCCGATTCATTTTACAGCCGACCACACAAAATTCTTTTCGAAGAAATAACCAGAATGCACCGGGAGCAAAAGCCAGTAGATGGCCTGACGCTTTTCGATGAGCTGGAGCGTAAATCGTTAACGGCGTCTGTTGGCGGTTTTGCTTATATCGCTGAGATCGCAAAGAACACGCCAAGCGCAGCAAACATCGTTGCCTATGCAATGCAGGTTCGTGAAACCGCAATGGAACGCTACGCCATCAACCGCATGACTGAAGCGACGGAATTGCTCTATTCCCGCAACGGAATGACTGCGACGCAGAAGTACGAAGCTATTCAGGCGATTTTTACGCAACTGACAGACCATGCAAAAACCGGATCGCGTCGCGGCCTTCGCTCATTTGGTGAGGTCATGGAAGACTGGGTTAGCGACCTTGAGAAGCGATTTGACCCGTCAGGCGAACAACGAGGAATGAGCACAGGGATCCAATCGCTGGACAGGATGCTGTCACCGAAAGGTCTGGTGAAAGGCTCTCTGTTTGTCATTGGCGCTCGCCCTAAGATGGGGAAAACGACGCTATACAGCCAGATGGCAATCAACTGCGCAGTGCATGAGAAAAAGCCCGCTCTGATGTTCAGCCTTGAAATGCCAGGTGACCAGATACTGGAAAAACTGGTAGGGCAGAAGTCAGGTATTAACCCGAATATTTTTTACCTTCCGGCGACAAATGACGCTGATGACGGCTATCAGGGTGATTACGATGGTGACTTCAACAGGGCGATCGAAACAGCCAATCGCTTGAGTGAAATCGACATGCTTTACATCGACGACACGCCGGGATTATCTCTGGCTCAAATCGTCAGCGAAAGCCGTCGAATCAAGCGAGAAAAAGGATGTGTTGGCATGATTCTGGTCGATTACCTGACACTAATGACCGCTGAGAAGGCCGATCGCAACGACCTTGCTTACGGCATGATCACCAAAGGACTGAAGAACCTTGCCAAAGAGCTTGATTGCGTTGTTGTGCTTCTGACACAGCTTAACCGCGCACTGGAAAGCCGAACCAATAAACGCCCATTACCAAGTGACTCACGAGATACAGGGCAGATTGAACAGGATTGCGATTATTGGGTCGGGATCCATCGTGAAGGCGCTTTTGATGACAGTGTTCCACCTGGGGAAACTGAACTAATCCTTCGTCTCAATCGTCATGGCAATACCGGCACGGTGTATTGCATTCAGGCAAATGGCTCTATTTATGACACAGACCAACAGTCCGCTGAAATGCGCCGCCGTGAACGCGAGGAACCGCAATCCAAGAAGAAAGGAGGATTCTGATGACCATCTACATCACTGAGCTGATAGCAGGCCTGCTGGTAATCGCAGGCCTTTTTATTTGGGGGAGGGTAAATCGTGGCTGAGTTAATTTTCTCTGCATTGAGGATTCTCGGTGCTATGTGGATGGTGGCGACGTTCATTGTTGTTGCCAGCAGTTTTGTCCGGTTGGTAGGCGAAGGTAAAGACCTGGTGGGTGTGCTTTTCGGTAGCATTTTCCTGTGGGTGATTATCGGTGTTATGCCTGTTGTCGTAGCAAAAGTGGCGTGGCGTTTTGTGAGTTGAGGTAACGATGAAGCAAATATACATGCTTCGCAACGAAGCAATCAGAAACAACGCCATAGACGCAATACTCTCACTTCCGATCGACGACAAGTCACCTCACGAAGTCCACGTTAGAGAACCCAAACGCAGCAAAGAGCAGAATGACCGTATGTGGCCGATGCTGAACGATGTTTCGCGTCAGGTGCTATGGCATGGTCAACGGCTGGCGCCGGAAGACTGGAAAGACCTGTTCACTGCCCTGTGGCTTAAGACCAAAAAACTGGAGCAACGAAGTGTGCCTGGTATCGACGGTGGCGTTGTCATGCTTGGCGTGCGTACCAGCAAAATGCGAAAGGCCAGCATGACTGAGCTTATCGAAATCATGTTCTGGTTCGGCTCAGAGCGCAACGTGCGGTGGAGTGATGACTCCCGGCGAGAGTATGAATGGTCACAACGAAAAGGGAAGGCTGCATGACTATCAAATCAAATACGCCAGCACACGACAAGGACTGCTGGCAAACGCCGCTTTGGCTTTTTGATGCACTGGATATTGAGTTTGGATTCTGGCTGGATTCGGCAGCGAGCGACAAAAATGCTCTGTGCGCTCACTGGCTAACTGAGGCCGACGACGCGCTCAATTCTGAGTGGGTAAGCCACGGTGCAATCTGGAATAACCCACCGTACAGCAATATCAGGCCGTGGGTGGAAAAAGCCGCTGAGCAGTGCATACAACAGCGACAGACGATAGTGATGCTTGTGCCAGAGGATATGTCTGTCGGATGGTTCAGCAAGGCTCTGGAGAGTGTTGACGAAGTTCGCATCATTACTGATGGACGGATTAATTTTATCGAACCATCGACAGGGCTGGAGAAGAAGGGAAACAGCAAAGGTTCCATGCTGCTGATTTGGCGACCGTTCATCAGTCCTCGACGGATGTTTACTACCGTATCCAAAGCGGCATTGATGGCGATCGGGCAGGGCGTCAGGAGGGCGGCATGAGGCGACAGCGACGAAGTTTCACCGACATCATCTGCGAAAACTGCAAATACCTTCCAACGAAACGCTCCAGAAATAAACGCAAGCCAATCCCAAAAGAATCTGACGTAAAAACCTTCAATTACACGGCTCACCTGTGGGATATCCGGTGGCTAAGACATCGTGCGAGGAAATGACAATGCTTTTAATTCAACCTGGATTTGGCCTTAGCATCAAAAAAGGGCACATGTTTGGCGAGAAAGAGTCTCAACGAAAAATGGTGTCTATCCAGTTGCCATTTATCAGTATTTGTTGGCTAAACAGGGAGGCAACAAATTATTGGTATACATGCGCCAGAGCAGCATTTAACGACCCTGACTGGTTTGTGGAAAACCACCACGCAGTTCGTCAGGCAAAGAGAAAGGCCAATACGACATACATGAAGGCGTATCGAAAAGCATGGAAAGAACACCGCGATCGATACCAACAAGACATGGAAAAACTTGAATCAGAAAACATGGAATTAAGACGAAAGCTTGGTGAAGCAAAACGAGACATTGATGCTTACAAGCGACTTTTTAATGGTGAAATCCATGCTTAGCCCATCCCAATCCCTTCAATACCAGAAAGAAAGCGTCGAGCGAGCTTTAACTTGCGCTAACTGCGGTCAGAAGCTGCATGTGCTGGAAGTTCACGTGTGTGAGCACTGCTGCGCAGAACTGATGAGCGATCCGAATAGCTCAATGTACGAGGAAGAAGACGATGAATGAGTTAATAAATGGCAATGCCATCAAAATGACAAGCATTGAAATCGCTGAGTTGGTGGGTAAGCGTCATGACAATGTGAAACGTACCATCGAAACGCTGGCTAAAAATGGTGTTATCCGGCTTCCTCAAATTGAGGTTTCCGAAAGAATCAATAACTTAGGGTTCAATGTTCAGTACGAGCATTACGTCTTCGAAGGCGAACAAGGTAAGCGAGATAGTATTGTTGTTGTTGCCCAGTTGTCGCCAGAGTTCACCGCTCGCCTTGTTGACCGCTGGCGAGAGCTTGAAGAAGCTGCGGTTAATATCCCCAAAACGCTACCAGAAGCGTTGCGCCTTGCTGCTGATCTTGCTGAGCAGAAAATGCAACTGGAAAACCAGCTCGCAATTGCCGCACCTAAAGTTGAGTTTGCCGATCGCGTTGGCGAGGCCAGCGGAATTTTGATTGGAAACTTTGCAAAGGTTGTCGGTATTGGTCCAAACAAACTGTTTGCGTGGATGCGCGATCACAAAATACTTATTGCTTCAGGTTCCCGGCGCAATGTGCCAATGCAGGAATATATGGAGCGCGGCTATTTCACAGTGAAAGAAACAGCGGTCAACACAAATCACGGAATACAGATATCGTTCACCACAAAAATCACCGGGCGTGGCCAACAGTGGCTGACCAGAAAGCTGCTCGATAACGGAATGCTGAAAGTAACAGGGGAGGCTGCTTAATGGCTAACCTACGCAAAGAAGCGCGCGGCAGAGAATGCCAGGTACGTATTTACGGCGTATGCAATGGCAATCCTGAAACTACAGTTCTGGCACATTACCGGATGGCTGGAATTTGTGGAACGGGGATGAAGCCTGACGACCTGATCGGCGCATGGGCTTGTAGTGACTGCCACGCGGAGATCGACCGACGCACCCGGATTCTCGACAACAAAGACGCCAGACTTTACCACCTCGAAGGCGTGATCAGGACGCAGGCGATACTGCTGAAGGAGGGGAAGATTAAGTCATGAACGAATATCAGTTTGTGCTTCCATACCCGCCGTCGGTGAATACCTACTGGCGAAGACGGGGAAGCCAATACTACATCAGCGATAAAGGCCAGAAATACCGAAAAGACGTTCAGCAAATCATCCACCAACTTAAGTTAGACATTTTCACCAAATCAAGACTCCGCATCAAAGTCATCGCAGACGTTCCAGACTCCCGCCGCCGCGACCTCGATAACATCCTGAAGGGTTTACTCGACTCCCTTATCCACGCCGGATTTGCGGAAGACGACGAGCAATTCGATGACATTCGCGTAATTCGTGGTGTGAAAGTACCAGGCGGACGGCTTGGAATAAAAATCACCGAACTGGAGAACGCATGAACGCCACAATTCAAACGATACCAGAGCTTCTTATCCAGACACGAGGCAATCAGACCGAAGTGGCGAGGATACTTTCCTGCGCAAGAGGAACGGTGCTCAAGTACAACCGAGACAGCAAAGGCGAACGTCACGTAATAGTTAACGGCGTCCTGATGGTCACGCCAGGCAAAAAGGGAAGACGATGAGCATAAGAGAGCTAAACCTCACCAAAGAACAGCACGATTGGCTGAATGGCTGGCTTGAACTGTGGGGCGCATGGGTTTATTCAGGTCGTCTGGAAAAGCGCATGAGCAGCGTAATAGCGAAGTTCATGGAGAGCGTAGAGCCGGGAAGAGTTATGACAAGGCCAATGTGCAATGATGATGATGGAATGTTGATTTCTCAGGTCGTCGATTCCGTCATGTACATTGACAAAAAAGCCTTTGGCATCCTCCTCAGCTACTACGCTCATGGTTCATCTAAGCGAGCAATTGCATCCTACTATCACGCGACTGCAAAGCCACGCAAGATGTGTGGACGTGGTGGCGAGGGATGGAGAAAACCTTCACTGGCAACCTGTAGAAACGAAATTGACGACATCCTGAAAGCGTCATTATTTGTTTTGTACCAACCAATGCAAAATGCTTTCAAAATGCGTAAACGTGTTGAGAAAGTTAAGCATGTTGCTGTTAAAAACCTTGACATGCAATTAGCCATTTAGCCATAATATTCACATATGCTGCTGCTTTTGCATTCAGCAACCATCACAAGCCCACCTCCTGTGGGCTTTTTTGCATTCGCGTGCAATCAAAACAAGAGTCTTAGTGATATGGGCCTGAGATATGGTGGTGGAAACATCGCTCCGCTCTTGGCTGTCATATCTACGCGAACAGGCTCTATCCCTAAGGTAAAGCGATGAAAGAAATAAAATTAACGCCAGAAATGGTGCTTTCTGTTGTTGATTACAATCCATCATCAGGCGACTTTCACTGGAGATGGAGGCGGGGAAGAGAGAGGACCACTTTGACATGGAACTCTCGTTTTGCTTTCAAGAAATGCTCATCAATAAATTCTGATGGGTATTTAATGATTATGATTAATGGTAAAGCATACCCTGCTCACAGACTGGCATGGTTGATTGTTTATGGCACCATGCCCGATGGTTTTATTGATCACATCAACAGGGTAAGAACAGATAACCGGATATCAAATCTTCGTCTTGTCACTCATTCCGAAAATATGCAGAACAGGAAAATTCAGAAGAATAATAAATCTGGATACCGTGGCGTGTCTTGGGATGCTAAGTACGGGAAATGGAGAGCAAGAATTAATGCGTCTGGAAAGTGTATTAACCTTGGATACCATGATACTGCCGAACTTGCCGCTGCGGCTTTTGAGGCCGCCAGAATGAAATATCATACCGTTTAAAGATGTAAGCTGCCGTTAGTGACTCTTAAGTTGCAACGGTGGCTTTTTTATTTGCACAACAGGTAAGAGCATTGAACCCGCAGACCTCGCGGAATTGGTGAAAGGTGCCGCGCAGTGCTCTTATCGTTGTGGTGAATGCACAGGCTGATGTGTAAGGGCAAGAATCTTTCGCTGGATTCGGTGTGGCCACGTAGCCCGCTGTAGGCAGTTGCAGCAAACCGGAGATCAGCACCGGTCGCCACAATCCAAACTGAGCCGTAGCCACTGGCTATCCTGAATTCATCAGTGATAGTTACGCTGCGGCCTTCTACACATGATCTTCGTGAAAGCGGGCGGCATGAGGTTGCGCTAACAACCTCATGCCGTTTTGCCCGTGCATATCGGTCACGAACAAATCTGATTACTAAACACAGTAGCCTGGATTTGTTCTATCAGTAATCGACCTTATTCCTAATTAAATAGAGCAAATCCCCTTATTGGGGGTAAGACATGAAGATGCCAGAAAAAAATGACCTGTTAGCCGCCATTCTCGCGGCAAAGGAACAAGGCATCGGGGCAATCCTTGCGTTTGCAATGGCGTACCTTCGCGGCAGATATAATGGCGGTGCGTTTACAAAAACAGTAATCGACGCAACGATGTGCGCCATTATCGCCTGGTTCATTCGTGATCTTCTCGACTTCGCCGGACTAAGTAGCAATCTCGCTTATATAACGAGCGTGTTCATCGGCTACATCGGTACTGACTCGATTGGTTCGCTTATCAAACGCTTCGCTGCTAAAAAAGCCGGAGTAGAAGATGGTGGAAATCAATAATCAACGTAAGGCGTTCCTCGATATGCTGGCATGGTCAGAGGGAACTGATAACGGACGTCAGAAAACCAGAAATCATGGTTATGACGTCATTGTAGGCGGAGAGCTATTCACTGATTACTCCGATCACCCTCGCAAACTTGTCACGCTAAACCCCAAACTCAAATCAACAGCAGCCGGTCGCTATCAGCTTCTTTCCCGTTGGTGGGATGCCTATCGTAAGCAGCTTGGCCTGAAAGACTTCTCTCCCAAAAGCCAGGACGCTGTTGCGCTGCAGCAGATTAAGGAACGTGGCGCTTTGCCGATGATTGATCGCGGTGATATTCGTCAGGCTATTGATCGTTGCAGCAATATTTGGGCTTCATTGCCCGGTGCTGGCTACGGTCAGTATGAACACAAGATCGATAGTCTGATTGCCAAATTCAAAGAAGCTGGCGGGGTGGTTAATGAAACTTCGCTATAAGCTGGTTATTTCTGCTTTCCTCCTGACTTTATTCGGTTCTCTCGTCTGGTCAGCTAATCATTACCACAATAAAGCCATTGAATACAAAAAACAGCGCGACGAAAACGCTATGGCATTAGATTCGGCTATGGCGACGATCTCTGATATGCAGAAGCGTCAACGTGACGTAGCAGAACTCGATGCCAGATATACAAAGGAGCTTGCTGATGCTAACGCGACTATCGAAAGTCTCCGTGCTGATGTTTCTGCTGGTCGTAAGCGCCTGCAAGTCGCCGCCACCTGTGCAAAGTCAACGACCGGAGCCAGCAGCATGGGCGATGGAGAAAGCCCAGGACTTACAGCAGATGCTGAACTCAATTATTACCGTCTCCGAAGTGGAATCGACAGGATAACCGCGCAGGTTAACTACCTGCAGGAGTACATCAGGACGCAATGCCTGAAATAATTTTTTTGCAAATCACAAAGTCAATTTAATGAGCCTCGCGATGCGGGGCTTTTTTATGTCCGCAGTAAACGCGCATCTCACGCGCATATTAACGAGAGCCTTTCAGTAAGCGAGCCTGAGAAATGCCGTTATAGGTGGCGACCTCTCTCGGGCGGCTTTTCTGTGAGACAGGCTCACTTTCTAAAAGGTAAAGACGCTATGAATCATCAATTGGCTAATCTCGATTTCCGGGACATGGTGGTTGTTTCTGGTGATCGCGTGATCACAACCTCCCGCAAGGTAGCAGCTTACTTCGACAAGCAGCATCACCACATCATTCAGAAAATCGAAAAGCTAGACTGTTCGGATGAATTTCTAACCAGCAACTTTTCGCGGGTTACCTATGAACACAAGGGTAATCAGTATGTTGAATATGAAATTTCCAAAGACGGCGCGATGTACATCATCATGTCGTTTACCGGCAAAAAAGCTGCCGCCATCAAAGAGGCGTTTATCAAAGCATTTAATTGGATGCGTGACAGGCTGATGGAGATGGCTCACTCATACCAAAGAGAGCACAACGAGTTAATGCTGGAGTTCATGAAGGAAAAGGATGTTGCCAGTATGTCAGGACGCTTGCTGAACCGCTGGGGCAGGATCAAAAAACCGCAACTCATAGCAAGAATCGAAAGGCTTGAGCAGCAGGCGCAAATATCGATCCCCGGACTGCCAAAGTGACCATTCCAAAGCCCATCTACGGGTGGGCTTGATAATGAAACCGGAATTTATTCTGGGCAACCAGTTACGGCAGTACAGCGAAACAACCCAAGCCAGTAAGTGGGGAAATAACACTGGCAGCCACTGAAAGATGAACCTCCAGCCTTATGGCAAAAAAGATTCTTTGTGGTGGCGGACTGATGGAAAGACATCGGTTATTGCAGAGACCATTCAATGAGTGGTCTCGACAATGGCTTATACCCTGCACGGGATAACTTAACTGATATCCCTTTTAACGGATAAACGGAGCCAACAATGGCAGAGAATGTCGGCATTATGGCAGTGAAATTTGGATAAATCGGAGATTAGTACATATGCCGCCACGAATCCCAAAAGCCTGCCGTGCTCGAGGTTGCCGTAATACCACGACAGACCCGTCAGGCTACTGCGAAAGCCACAAAAGCGAAGGCTGGAAGCAATACAAGCCAGGACAATCCCGTCATCAGCGCGGCTACGGTTCGAAGTGGGACGTTATCCGTGCGCGTGTGCTGAAACGAGACAACGGCCTGTGTCAGTTATGTCTGCGTGCCGGTGTGGTGCGTGAAGCTAAAACCGTTGACCACATCATCCCTAAAGCGCATGGCGGCACCGATGCAGACAGTAATCTGCAGAGCCTGTGCTGGCCGTGCCATAAGGCGAAGACGGCCCGTGAACGGCTGAAGTAAGAATCAGTTCCCACTGACAGAGGGGAGGGGCGGGTCAAATCCCTGTGACCTGACGTCTTCCGGACTGCCCGCCCCATCGTTTTTTTATACCCGCGAAAAATGAAATTTAACCAGGAGTGCCGCATATGGCTGGAACGGCGGGGCGTTCCGGGCGTCGCCCCAAGCCAACGGCGCGCAAGGCGCTGGCCGGAAACCCCGGCAAGCGAGCCCTGAATAAAGATGAACCTGTTTTTACGCCCATCAAAGGTGTTGAGCCACCGGAGTGGTTCGCAGAAGAAGATCTCCCTCTCGCCACGATCATGTGGCAACTGACAACCAAAGAACTCTGCGGTCAGGGCCTGCTGTGCGTGACTGACCTGGCGGTACTTGAGCGGTGGTGCGTGGCCTATGAGTTCTGGCGACGTGCCGTGAAAAATATTGCCAGACAGGGCAACACCATCACCGGTGCAATGGGTGGCATGGTCAAAAATCCGGAGCTGACCGCCAAGAAAGAACAGGAGTCCGAGATGAGCAGCACGGGGGCAATGCTCGGACTCGACCCCAGCAGCCGCCAGCGTCTGATTGGCCTGGCGGGGCAGAAGAAAGCCACTAACCCGTTTCTGAAAATCATCGAATCATGAGCCGGAAATCTTACCCCAACGTAAATGCTGCCAATCAGTATGCCCGTGATGTTGTGCGCGGAAAGATTGTGGCCTGCCAGTTTGTGATTCAGGCCTGCCAGCGCCATCTTGATGACCTGATGGCGGAAAAAAGTAAGTCGTTTCGTTACCGCTTCGATAAGGACCTGGCTGAACGGGCCGCCAAATTTATTCAGCTGTTGCCGCACACCAAGGGTGAGTGGGCATTCAAGAGGATGCCCATCACGCTGGAGCCGTGGCAGCTATTTGTGATCTGCTGTGCGTTTGGCTGGGTCAATAAAGGCACCCGGTTGCGCCGCTTCCGGGAGGTGTACACCGAAATCCCCCGTAAGAACGGCAAATCAGCAATCTCTGCCGGTGTTGCCCTGTATTGTTTTGCCTGTGATAACGAGTTTGGCGCGGAAGTGTATTCCGGTGCCACGACAGAGAAACAGGCGTGGGAAGTCTTTCGCCCGGCGCGACTGATGTGTAAACGCACACCCATGCTGACGGAAGCGTTCGGGATTGAGGTTAACGCCTCAAACATGAACCGTCCGGAGGATGGCGCGCGGTTTGAACCGCTGATCGGTAACCCCGGTGATGGTTCATCACCCCACTGTGCGGTGGTTGATGAATATCATGAGCACGCCACCGATGCGCTTTATACCACGATGCTTACCGGGATGGGCGCGCGACGTCAGCCACTGATGTGGGCCATCACCACCGCCGGGTACAACATTGAGGGGCCGTGCTACGACAAGCGGCGGGAAGTTATCGAGATGCTCAACGGTTCGGTACCCAACGATGAACTGTTCGGGATCATCTATACCGTTGACGAAGGTGACGACTGGACCGACCCGCAGGTGCTGGAAAAAGCCAATCCAAATATTGGCGTGTCGGTTTATCGCGAATTTTTGTTAAGTCAGCAGCAGCGTGCGAAAAATAACGCCCGTCTGGCAAACGTCTTTAAAACAAAACACCTCAATATCTGGGTGTCGGCGCGTTCGGCGTATTTCAACCTGGTGAGCTGGCAGAGCTGCGAGGATAAATCACTGACCCTTGAGCAGTTCGAGGGGCAGCCGTGCATTCTGGCCTTTGACCTGGCGCGTAAGCTGGATATGAACAGCATGGCGCGACTTTATACCCGCGAGATTGACGGTAAAACGCATTACTACAGTGTGGCCCCGCGTTTCTGGGTACCGTATGACACGGTGTACAGCGTCGAGAAAAATGAAGATCGACGGACAGCCGAACGCTTTCAGAAATGGGTGGAAATGGGCGTTCTGACCGTTACCGATGGTGCGGAAGTGGATTATCGCTACATCCTCGAGGAGGCCAAAGCGGCGAACAAAATCAGCCCGGTCAGTGAGTCACCCATCGACCCCTTCGGGGCGACCGGGCTGTCACATGACCTTGCTGATGAAGACCTGAACCCCATCACTATCATTCAGAACTACACCAACATGTCCGATCCGATGAAAGAGCTGGAAGCGGCAATTGAATCGGGGCGCTTTCATCATGATGGCAATCCCATTATGACCTGGTGTATCGGCAACGTGGTCGGCAAAACCATTCCGGGTAACGATGATGTGGTGAAGCCCGTCAAAGAGCAGGCGGAAAACAAAATCGATGGTGCAGTTGCGCTGATTATGGCGGTTGGCAGAGCCATGCTGTACGAGAAAGAAGACACGCTGTCTGATCACATTGAGTCCTACGGGATCCGCTCGCTTTAACTGAGGTAATTATGATCATGCTGATTCTCGCGCCTCTGGTGGGCGTGCTGGGTGCGCTTTTGCTGGCGTATGGTGCCTGGCTGATTTATCCCCCGGCGGGGTTTGTTGTTGCCGGGGCGCTGTGCCTGTTCTGGTCGTGGCTGGTGGCGCGATATCTCGACCGTACACAGCCGTCTGTCGGCGGAGGTAAATAGTGTTCTTTTCGGGATTATTTCAACGAAAAAGTGACGCACCGGTGACCACGCCAGCAGAGCTGGCGGATGCTATCGGGCTGTCATATGACACCTATACCGGAAAGCAGATCAGCAGCCAGCGGGCCATGCGACTGACGGCGGTTTTTTCCTGCGTCAGGGTGCTGGCTGAGTCGGTCGGGATGTTGCCCTGCAACCTGTATCACCTGAACGGCAGCCTGAAGCAGAGAGCCACTGGCGAACGTCTGCATAAGCTGATCTCCACGCATCCCAATGGCTATATGACGCCGCAGGAGTTCTGGGAGCTGGTGGTCACCTGTCTGTGCCTGCGGGGAAACTTTTACGCCTACAAAGTGAAAGCATTTGGCGAAGTGGCTGAACTGCTGCCCGTCGATCCCGGTTGTGTGGTACCGAAGCTTAACAGTAGCTGGGAACCGGTTTACCAGGTCACATTTCCGGACGGCTCCACGGATGTACTGAGCCAGGAGGATATCTGGCATGTGCGCACGCTGACGCTGGACGGACTGGTGGGGCTGAATCCCATCGCCTATGCCCGCGAGGCAATATCGCTGGCGGCAGCGACCGAAGAGCACGGGGCCAGACTGTTCAGCAATGGCGCGGTAACGTCGGGTGTGTTGCGTACAGAGCAGACGCTGTCAGATCAGGCTTATGAGCGCCTGAAGAAAGATTTTGAGGAGCGTCACACCGGGCTTGGCAATGCTCACCGCCCGATGATCCTTGAGATGGGGCTGGACTGGAAGTCGATGGCGCTGAACGCCGAGGACAGCCAGTTCCTGGAAACCCGCAAGTTTCAGCTTGAAGAAATCTGTCGTCTGTTCCGGGTGCCGTTGCACATGGTGCAGAACACCGATCGCGCCACCTTCAACAATATCGAAGAGCTGGGGCTTGGATTTATCAACTATTCACTGGTGCCGTATCTGACCCGCATCGAACAGCGGATCAACACCGGACTGGTACGAAAAAGTAAGCAGGGCGTTTATTACGCCAAATTTAACGCCGGGGCGTTACTGCGCGGGGATATGAAGTCCCGTTTTGAAGCCTACGCCACCGGGATCAACTGGGGAATTTACTCTCCCAATGACTGCCGCGACCTGGAAGATATGAATCCGCGTCCCGGTGGTGATGTCTATCTCACACCGATGAACATGACCACGAAACCCTCCGATGGCAGTAAGGCCGGTAAGCAGAAGGATAACGCCAATGCAGACGAAACAACGTCTTGATGTACCGCTGAGTCTGAAATCTGTCAGTGACTCCGGTGAGTTTGAAGGGTATGGCTCCGTCTTTGGTGTAAAGGACAGCCACGATGATGTGGTGATGTCCGGGGCATTTGCTGCTTCCCTGCGGGCGTGGAGTGACAGAAAAGCGTTACCTGCGCTGCTCTGGCAGCACCGCATGGATGAACCCATCGGTGTTTACACTGAAATGAAGGAAGACGATGTCGGGCTTTACGTCAGGGGACGGTTGCTTATTGATGATGATCCCCTCGCAAAACGCGCACATGCACACATGAAGGCCGGTTCGTTAACCGGCCTTTCTATTGGGTACGTCCTGAAAGACTGGGAATACGACCGGAGCAAAGAAGCCTTTCTGCTGAAAGAAATCGACCTCTGGGAAGTCAGCCTGGTGACGTTCCCGTCTAACGACGAGGCGCGGATCAGCGACGTCAAGAACGCACTGGCCCGCGGGGAAATCCCCGAACAGAAAAAAATCGAAAGAGTCCTGCGTGATGTCGGACTCTCCCGTACCCAGGCCAAAGCATTCATGGCCGGGGGCTATGGCGCACTGTCCCTGCGCGACGCTGAGGATGTGGGCTCTGCACTGAATGCACTGAAAAATCTGAACTTCTAATCAGGAGAAATACGATGGCGGTTGATATTAAAGATGTCGAACAGGTCGCGCAGGAGCTGCAGCAGAAGTTTGACGACTTCAAAGCAAAGAACGACAAGCGCGTGGATGCGATTGAGCAGGAAAAAGGCAAGCTTGCCGGGCAGGTGGAAACCCTGAACGGGAAACTCAGCGAGCTGGAAAATCTCAAAAGCGATCTTGAAAAAGAGCTGCTTGAGCTGAAACGTCCGGCAGGTGGCGCGCAAAATAAACTGGCCACCGAGCATAAAGAAGCGTTTGTGGGCTTTTTGCGTAAAGGCCGTGAAGACGGTCTGCGCGATCTGGAGCGTAAGGCATTGCAGGTGGGCACCGATGAAGACGGTGGCTATGCCGTGCCGGAAGCACTGGATCGCAACATTCTCACCCTGCTGAAAGATGAAGTGGTGATGCGCCAGGAAGCCACGGTAATCACTGTTGGCGGTTCCGACTACAAAAAACTGGTGAATCTGGGCGGCACGGCTTCCGGATGGGTTGGCGAGACTGACGCGCGCTCCCAGACCGCCAACTCAAAACTGGGACTGATTGAACCTTTCATGGGGGAAATCTACGGTAACCCGCAGGCCACCCAGAAAATGCTGGATGATGCCTTCTTCAACGTAGAGGCCTGGATCAACAGCGAGCTGGCAACCGAATTTGCCGAACAGGAAGAAATTGCCTTTACCACTGGTGATGGCACCAAGAAGCCGAAAGGGTTCCTGGCGTATGAGTCCACGGATGAAACCGATAAGGTCCGGGCGTTCGGCAAACTTCAGCATATTGTATCCGGTGAAGCGACGGCAGTGACCGCTGATGCCATTATCAAACTGATTTACACGCTGCGTAAGGCACACCGCACCGGTGCGAAGTTCATGATGAACAACAACAGCCTGTTTGCCATTCGTCTGCTGAAAGACACCGAGGGTAACTATCTGTGGCGTCCGGGGCTGGAACTGGGGCAGCCGTCCTCTCTGGCGGGTTACGGTATCGCTGAAAACGAGCAGATGCCGGATATCGCCGCGGATGCGAAAGCCATTGCATTTGGTAACTTCAAACGGGGTTACACCATCGTTGACCGTATCGGTACCCGCATTTTGCGCGATCCGTACACCAATAAACCGTTTGTCGGTTTTTATACCACCAAGCGCACCGGCGGCATGCTGGTCGATTCGCAGGCCATCAAACTGCTGAAGATTGCTGCTGCGTAATCACTCAGGGGCGCGGAACCGCGCCCCCTGTTCTGACGGGTGAAGAATCATGATCATGAAACAAGATCTGAAATGGTCACCGGACGGTATGCGTGTTGAGGTCATTCAGGCCGGTGAGTATGACGACGGGGCGCTTCCTGCCCGGGCGCAGGAGATTGCACTTCAGGCCGGGTTAGCAGAGCGCGGAATCAGTGCAAAAAGCAGTAAAGCGGCAAAAGAGGAAAAAGCCACGACCAGTAAAGAGGGCTGAGTATGCTTCTGACAATGGAAGAGATTAAAGCCCAACTCCGGCTGGATGAGGATTTCGATACTGATGACCGCCATCTGCAACTGCTGGCATGTGCGGCACAAAAGCGGACGGAAACGTATCTGAACCGGAAGCTCTATGCACCGGATGAAACCATTCCGGACAGCGATCCGGACGGGCTGCACCTGCCGGATGATATTCGTCTGGGGATGCTGATGCTTATCAGCCATTTTTACGAAAACCGCTCGTCGGTTACGGAAGTGGATAAACTCGACATGCCGCAGAGTTTTGGCTGGCTTGTCGGCCCGTACAGGTACTTTCCGCAATGAAAATTCGTCAGGCGCAGACCAGCGCAACCTACATTCTGCCGGACCCCGGCGAACTGAATAAACGCGTCCTGATCCGCCAGCGGGTGGATATGCCCGCGGATAACTTTGGCGTGGAGCCTCAATACCCGGTTGCGTTCCGGGCATGGGCGAAGGTTGTCCAGACCAGTGCCACCACCTGGCAGGAAACCGCGCAGACCGGGGACGCCATCACCCATTACATCACCATTCGTTACCGCCGGGGGATCACCGCTGATTATGAGGTGGTCTGCGGTGACAGTGTGTACCGGGTGAAACGTCAGCGTGATCTGAACGGGGCGCGGCGCTTTCTGCTGCTGGAGTGTACGGAGCTGGGCGAATGTAGGCAGAGTCACGGAGGCAGCAATGGCGACTCCCTTTTTTCACGTTGATGTTCAGCAGCCCGCCGAGATGCGCTTTAACCGCGCCCGTGTCCGGCGGGCGTTTGTCACGATTGGGCAGCGTCATATGCGTGATGCCCGTCGGCTGGTGATGCGCCGTGCGCGATCGGCACCGGGTGAAAACCCCGGTTATCAGACCGGACGCCTGGCTCGTTCGATTGGTTATATGGTGCCGAGAGCCAGTAAAAAGCGAGCCGGTTTTATGACACGCATTGCCCCTAACCAGCGCAACGGGAAGGGGAACCGGATGATCTCTGGTGACTTCTATCCGGCGTTTCTGTTTTTTGGTGTCCGGGGAGGAGCAAAACGTCGTCGTAGTCATCATCGTGGTGCATCCGGTGGCAGCGGCTGGCGACTGGCTCCACGTAATAACTTCATGGTGGAAACTCTTGAAAAGAACCGCAGCTGGACACGCTATTTTCTGGCGCGGGAATTGCGTAAATCACTGAAGCCGGAGCGACGACACAGATGAAACTGACGCCTGTTATTGCTGCGCTGCGTGCCCGCTGCCCGTATTTTGAAAACCGGGTGGCAGGCGCGGCACAGTTCAAAAATCTGCCGGAGGTCGGAAAGCTGAGACTCCCGGCGGCGTATGTGGTACCGGGTGATGACTCTCCGGGAGAAAACAAAAGCCAGACCGACTACTGGCAGGAGCTGAAAGAGGGCTTCTCCGTGGTTGTCATACTGAGTAACGGGCGTGATGAGCGCGGTCAGTTTGCCTCGTATGATGTGGTGGACGATGTCCGGCAGATGCTCTTTAAGGCCCTGCTGGGCTGGAACCCGGAAGCGTGCGGTAACCCGATTACCTATGACGGCGGCACGCTGCTGGATCTGAATCGTCATGAGCTGATTTATCAGTTCGATTTTTCGGTCATCAGCGAGCTGACTGAAGACGATACCCGCCAGCAGGATGATCTGAACAGTCTGGATGAACTGCAAACGCTGGCGATTGATGTTGATTATCTCGATCCCGGTAACGGGCCTGACGGCGATATCGAACATCACACCGAAATAACCCTTCCTTCCTGAGGATCCTCATGTTTGTCAAACCTGTTAAAGGGCGGTCAGTGCCTGACCCTGCCCGCGGCGACCTTTTGCCCGCCGAAGGGCGAAATGTTGACGAGAACAACTACTGGCTGCGCCGTGAAGCAGCGGGTGATATCCGGCGCGTGAATAAAAAGGTGAACACCGATGACGATAAGCTTTAACACCATTCCGTCGAATACGCTGGTTCCGCTGTTTTATGCGGAAATGGATAACTCGGTGGCGAATACTGCACAGGACAGCGGAGCATCGCTGCTGATTGGGCATGCCAATAACGGTGCAGAGATTGTTGCCAACAGTCTGGTACTGATGCCGTCGGCAGACTATGCACGCCAGATTTGTGGTGCGGGAAGTCAGCTGGCGCGTATGGTCGAGGCTTATCGCCAGACCGACCCGTTTGGTGAGCTGTATGTGATTGCCGTTCCTGAATCCACGGGCGCGGCGGCAACAGTTACGCTGACGGTGACCGGGGCGGCAACCGAAACCGGCACGGTGAATGTTTATGTGGGACGTACCCGCGTGCAGGCACCGGTGACCAACGGCGATAACGTCACGACGATTGCCAGCAGTATCCGGGATGCCATCAATGCCGTTCCGGCCCTGCCGTTTACGGCCTCATCTTCGGCAGGCGTGGTCACGCTGACCGCGCGTCATAAGGGGCTTTGCGGGAATGAAATTCCTGTCAGCCTCAATTACTACGGCTTTGGTGGGGGCGAAGTGCTGCCAGCGGGCGTACAGATTGCCGTGGCGACGGGTACCGCCGGAACGGGTGCTCCGGTTCTCACCGGCGCGGTGGCTGCAATGGCGGATGAGCCGTTTGATTATATTGGCCTGCCGTTCAACGACACGGCCTCCGTTAACACGCTGGTGACCGAGATGAACGATACCAGCGGTCGCTGGAGCTATGTGCGTCAGCTGTATGGTCATGTGTATACGGCAAAGATCGGCACGCTGTCAGAACTGGTGACCGCAGGTGACCAGTTTAACCAGCAGCACATTACCCTGGCGGGGTACGAAAAAAACACCCAGACGCCTGCCGACGAGCTGGCGGCAAGCCGTACCGCCCGCGCAGCGGTGTTTATCCGCAACGATCCGGCACGTCCCACGCAGACCGGTGAGCTGGTGGGTATGCTGCCTGCGCCGAAGGGGAAACGGTTCACAATGACCGAACAACAGACCCTGCTGTCTCATGGCGTGGCAACGGCGTATGTCGAAAGCGGGGTACTGCGCATTCAGCGTGATGTCACCACGTACAGGAAAAACGCTTACGGGGTTGCGGATAACAGCTACCTCGACAGCGAGACGCTGCATACCAGTGCGTATGTACTGCGCAAACTGAAATCCGTCATTACCAGTAAGTACGGGCGTCACAAGCTTGCCAGCGACGGTACCCGCTTTGGTCCCGGTCAGGCGATTGTCACCCCGGCGGTGATCAAAGGGGAACTGCTGGCAACCTACCGTCAGCTTGAGCGTGAGGGGATCGTGGAAAACTACGAACTGTTTAAGCAGTACCTGGTTGTGGAGCGTGATGCCAGCGATCCGAACCGCCTGAACACGCTGTTCCCGCCTGACTATGTTAACCAGTTGCGTGTCTTTGCCGTGGTTAACCAGTTCCGTCTTCAGTATTCAGAGGAGTCCGCATAATGGCCCGTATCGGGGGAACCTGTTATTTCAAAATTGACGGTCAGCAGCTATCGCTGACCGGCGGCATTGAGGTGCCCATGAACAGGACGGTCAATGATGACATCATCGGCCTGGACGGTTCAGTGGACCGCAAGGAAACTCACCGTGCGCCCTATGTTAAAGGGACCTTCAAGGTGCCGAAGAATTTTCCGGTGAGCAAAATCACCTCGTCTGATGAGATGACCATCACTGCCGAGCTGGCGAACAGTCAGGTCTATGTACTGTCGTCTGCCTGGCTGCACGGCGAAGCGAACCATAATGCCGAAGAAGGCACGGTTGATCTTGAGTTCCACGGTGAAGAAGGGGATTACCAGTAATGAAAGAGCTTGAGTTAAAGAAACCGATTATCGCTCATGGTGAGACACTCTCCGTACTGGAGTTTGATGAACCCACCGGGAAGGATGTCCGCGAGCTGGGGTATCCCTACCAGATGAATCAGGATGAGTCCGTCAGACTTCTGGCGCATGTGGTGTCGAAATACATTGTGCGGCTGGCGAAAGTGCCGCAAAGCTCTGTCGACCAGATGTCTCCGGCAGATCTGAATGCAGCGGCGTGGCTTGTGGCTGGTTTTTTCCTCCAGGCCTGACGGCTGAATACCTCACTGATCGCTTCTTTGACTGCGCCAGCTACTGGCGCATTAATCCCTTCGAATTGCTGAATATGCCGATCAGTGAAATTCCCTTGCTGGTCAGTCAGGCAAACAGGATAGAGCAGGAGAAACGCACACATGGCTGAGTTTGAGCTTAAGGCGTTGATCACCGGTGTCGACAGGCTTTCTCCCGCGCTGTCGAAAATGCAAAAGAAAATCCGGGGATTTAAACGCCAGGCGGAAGAAGCGTCACAGGGTGGGCTGGCGCTTGGTGGCGGACTGGCTGCGGGTCTGACGCTTTCCCTGAAATCTTATGCCGATCAGGAAAACGCCGCCACCGGGCTGAAAGTCGCCATGATGGATGCGAACGGCGAGGTCGGAAAGAGCTTTCAGGACATCAATAAACTGGCTATTGGCCTGGGTAACCAGCTACCCGGTACAACGGCTGATTTCCAGAACATGATGCAGATGCTGGTGCGTCAGGGGATCCCGGCAGAAAACATTCTTGGCGGTGTGGGTAAAGCGACAGCTTATCTTGCGGTACAACTGAAAAAAACACCGGAAGCGGCTGCCGAGTTTGCCGCAAAGATGCAGGATGCTACCGGAACGGCGTCAGAAGACATGATGGGGCTGTTCGACACTATCCAGAAGGCGTTTTATCTGGGCGTTGACGATACCAACATGTTGTCCTTCTTCACTAAAACCAGCTCTGTTCTGAAGATGGTGAACAAGGACGGTCTTCAGGCTGCACAGAGCCTTGCCCCCATCAGCGTCATGATGGATCAGATGGGGATGAACGGGGAGTCGGCAGGTAACGCCCTGCGAAAAGTTATCCAGTCCGGATTAAGCGTTAAGAAAATCAGGGACGTCAATAAAATCATGGCCCGCCAGAAACTCGGGGTACAGCTCGATTTTACTGACGGCAAAGGGAGTTTTGGCGGTCTTGATAACATGTTCAGGCAACTGGCAAAGCTGCGAAAACTGACCGACGTTAAGCGAACAGGCGTACTTAAGGCAATATTTGGTGATGATGCCGAAACCCTTCAGGTGGTCAATGCACTAATCGATAAAGGAAAGGATGGCTACGATCAGATCCAGCAGAAGATGAATAAACAGGCCAGCCTGAATAAACGTGTTCAGGCTCAGCTTGGTACGCTGTCCAACCTGTGGGAGGCAATGACGGGGACCGCAACTAACGGTCTTGCAGCTATTGGCGGCGCATTTTCTGGTGACGCCAAAAATATCACGCAGTGGCTGGGGGAGTTGGGGGAGAAATTCACGAAGTTTGCGGATGAAAATCCCCGGGTTATTCGCGGCGTCGTCGGGCTTGCTGCCGGTCTTGCGATTCTGAAACTGGGATTGATGGGCGTTGGCGGTGCCATCAGTATTGTCAGCAGGATCATGTCGATGACGCCGATTGGCATGATTGCGACGGCGATAGCCCTGGCTGCGGGATTAATTATCACTAACTGGGATGTTGTCGGACCTTATTTTAAGAAACTCTGGGAAACCATTGGTCCTTATTTTGAGGCTGGCTGGGAACTCCTTAAGAAAGTTTTTGCCTGGTCGCCGCTGGGGATGGTGATCAATAACTGGGGGCCGGTTGTTAAGTGGTTTCAGGATATGTGGGACAAGCTGAAGCCAATTATTGAGTGGTTTACCGACAGTTCCGGTGACACGGTCGATGCCATTAACTCTGCGCAGTGGGGAGCCGGTGGTTACGGCGCGTATGGTACAGGAGTGGCTAGTTCAGGATATAACCCTTATCAGATCAAACAGGGAACGGCGACTCAACCGAAAGGATCCATCACCGTTGAGTTCAAAGGTGCCCCACAAGGAATGAGTGTTACTGATAGCCGTTCCACAGGTATAGATGTTAACCATGATGTAGGTTACACAAGGATAGGGAGGACTGGAATGGGAGGGTAAACCTCCCATTGTTTTTAATTGATGAACCTTGCGAAATTTCCCTCTGAGTCATATTCCGCCTTGGCGACATTTTTAACCATTCCCCCTAATTGGTTTTTGCCACGGAACTGCATGATCATGACGTAATCATCTTTACGACGTATAACGTTAGTTTCGATACATTCAAAACTATCGGGATCATTCATTGATTCTTTCACGCGATCTTTCATATCAAGTGGACAACCATCCAAAGAGCGTGTGAGCTTTGCCATAACAAGCTCCTCTTTAGTTTTTTCTTTTTCTGGGGGAGTCATAACAAACGCTGCGATTATCAGTGGTGCGAAGAATCCAAAAACAGCACCGAGAAGAGCAGCCATTATTTTTCTGGGCTTGGTCTTTTCTTTTTTATAAGCCCACCGTCCTATGAAAACGGCTAGCAACAAACCCAGTATTAACGGCAAAAACATTTCCATTTATACCTCTCCTTAAAGGTAAATGTTCTCTGGCGCTTCGAAAGAAGCGTCTGAAACAGAGTAGCTTATAACAAATCATATTGGTGCAGACAATGGCGTGGAAAGACAGACTGGTTGAAGCGTCGTTTCGCGGCGTTCCGTTCAAGGTAGAAGATGAAGGGGCCCCGGTAGGACGTCGGGTTGAAACGCATGAATACCCAAACCGCGACAAACCCTATACCGAAGACCTGGGGAAAATCACTTTCCGCCCGTCCATCACAGCTTATGTGGTGGGAGATGACTGCTTTGACCAGCGCGATCGCCTGATTGACGCGCTGAATAAACCCGGTCCAGGCACGCTTGTCCATCCGACTTACGGTGAGTTGAAAGTCTGTGTTGACGGAGAGGTTCGGGTCAGCACATCGAAAAGTGAAGGGCGTATTGTCCGCTTTGACCTGAAGTTTGTCGAAGCAGGAGAACTTTCTTACCCCACATCAGGTGCGGCGACGGCGCAGACGCTGATGTCATCCTGTTCTGCACTGGATGACTGCATCAGTGACAGCTTCAGCAGTTTCAGTATCGATGGCGTGGCGGATTTTGTGCAGAACGACGTCGTTGGTAATGCCAGCACAATGCTTGGGTATGTTTCTGATGCGATGAAAGTGGTGGATTCTGCCGTATCGGATGCTGCCAGGCTGTTGCAGGGGGATATCTCGGTACTTCTGCCGCCACCATCGTCAGGCAAAAATTTCGTTGAGCAGGTGCAGAAAATGTGGCGTACCGGGAAACGCCTTTACGGTAACGCCAGCGACCTGGTCACCATGATCAAAACGCTTTCTGGTGTCAGCCTTGGCAGCGATCTGCAACCGCGCGGCGTCTGGAAAACGGACAGTAAAACCACCGCCACGGCGACGCAGCAGCGTAACGTGGTTGCCAGCACCCTTCGTACGACTGCAATCAGCGAAGCGGCGTATGCCGTTACCCGATTGCCTGCGCCAACAACTTCCGCGGTGATGCAGAATGCCGCAGTGGGGCAGGCAACAACACCCGCGCAGAGCACTGGCTGGCCTTCCGTCACGCATCCGGCACTGAACAATGCACCGGCGGTGAAAAGCACGGTTGACCTGCCAACGTGGGAAGAACTGACTGACATTCGCGACACACTGAATACGGCAATTGATAAGGAGTTGTCCCGTACAACCAGTGATGCGCTGTTTCTGGCACTGCGCCGGGTGAAAGCAGATCTGAATGCGGATATCAACACGCGCCTTGAACAGTCTGCACGGATCATTCAGCGCACACCGGATGAGGTTTTACCCGCGCTGGTGCTGGCGGCGACCTGGTTTGATAACGCGGCGCGTGACGCGGACATTATCCGGCGTAATGCCATTACGCATCCCGGCTTTGTGCCGGTGATCCCTCTGAAGGTGCCAGTGCAATGAACGACAATGTCACGCTACGGGTAAATGGCCGGGAGTGGAATGGCTGGACATCGGTGCGCATCGGTGCCGGTATTGAACGGCTGGCGCGGGATTTCAGTGTGGAGATCACCCGCCAGTGGCCGGGAGATGAGGGTATTACCACGCTTCAGCCGCGCATTAAAAACGGTTCAAAAGTGGAGGTGCTGATTGGTGATGAGCTGGTGATCACCGGCTGGGTGGAGGCGACGCCCGTTCGTTACGATGCCCGTTCGGTCAGCACCGGTATTGCCGGACGTAGTCTGACGGCTGACCTGATTGACTGTGCAGCCGAACCGACACAGTTTAACGGACGCTCGCTGGTGCAGATTGCGCAGGCGCTTGCTGCGCCTTTCGGCATTGAGGTGGTGAACAGCGGTGCGCCGTCGGGTGTTATTCCTGATGTTCAGCCTGATCACGGTGAAACGGTGATTGAGGTGATCAACAAAATACTCGGTCAGCAGCAGGCACTGGCTTACGACGACCCGCACGGCAGGCTGGTGATTGGCGGTATTGGCTCAACGCGGGCACATACTGCGCTGGTACTCGGGGAAAACATCCTTTCCTGTGATACGGAGAAGAGTATCCGGGAACGGTTTTCAGTTTACCAGGTGGCGGGGCAGCGTGCCGGAAACGACGATGATTTCGGTGAGGCCACCACCACCGCGCTGCGGGCCCGCACAGAGGACGCATTTATTGCCCGTTACCGTCCGATGTATATCAGGCAGACAGGGCAGGCTACGGGGGCAGGCTGTATTGCCCGTGCGGACTTTGAAGCCCGACAACGGGCGGCGCGGACGGATGAAACCACCTATGTGGTGCAGGGCTGGCGACAGGGTAACGGTACGCTGTGGCAGCCCAACCAGCGGGTGATTGTCTTTGATCCGGTCTGTGGTTTCGACAATACCGAACTGCTTGTTTCGGAAGTCACGTTTACTCAGGACCAGAACGGCACCCTGACGGAAATCCGTGTCGGCCCACCTGATGCTTATCTGCCTGAACCCGAAGCCCCCGGCGCGCGGAAAAAGAAAAAAGCCAGAGTACAGGAGGACCCGTTCTGATGAAGGCGATTGAAACCATACAGCGACAACTCCTCGGCCTGATTGGGCGGGCAGTGGTGAAAAGCATCAGTGCCGCCACGAAATGTCAGACCGTGGATGTGTCCCTGATTGCCGGTGAACCCAAAGCCGGGGTTGAACATCTTGAACCCTACGGTTTTACCGCAAGGGCAAACAGCGGTGCGGAAGCGGTGGTGTTGTTTCCGGATGGCGACCGTTCTCATGCGGTGGTTGTTACGGTGTCGGACCGGCGCTACCGCCTGAAAGGGCTGCAGACGGGTGAGGTGGCTGTCTATGACGATCAGGGGCAGTCCGTGACGCTGGCCAGGGAGGGGATCGTGGTGGACGGTGCAGGTAAAACGATCACGTTTCGCAATGCGCCTAAGGCACGTTTTGAAATGGACCTGGAAGTGACCGGACAGGTGAAAGACCTGTGCGACTCCACCGGCACCACCATGTCAGCGATGCGGCTTGCCTATAACGGGCATCGTCACAGAGAGAACGGTCAGGGCAGTAACACCGACAAACCTGATAAAGCGATGGAGGCATGATGGAACTGTGGCTGACGGTGAACGGTAAACGCACCTGCGCCAGCGCACAACTGGATCCGCTGACCCGCGCCGTGGTGATTTCCCTGTTTACCTGGCGGCGGGCGGAGCCTGATGACAACGCCGACGTCCCGATGGGATGGTGGGGGGATACCTGGCCTGCGGTACAGAATGACCGTTACGGCTCCCGACTGTGGCTGCTTCAGCGCAGCAAACTGACCAATCAGCTGGTGCAGACGGTAAGGGGGTATATCCGCGAATGCCTGCAATGGATGATTGATGACGGCGTGGTGTCCCGTATTGATCTGGATATCCGCCGCACCGGGATTAATGAACTGGGTAACAGTATCACTCTCTGGCGTCGTGACGGACCGGTAATGATTTCTTTTGATGATCTGTGGAGTGCGATAACGCATGGCGGACAGTGAATTTCAGCGCCCGACGCTGGCAGAAAATATCAGTATGCTCCGTAACGATTTATTCGCCAGGCTGGACGTCAGCGACACGCTCCGGCGCATGGATGAAGACGTGCGGGCAAAGGTGTATGCGGCGGCGCTGCATACGGTTTACGGTTACATCGATTATCTGGCAATGAACATGCTGCCTGACCTGTGCGATGAGTCCTGGCTGGCGCGACATGCTGCGATGAAACGGTGTCCGCGCAAGGGGGCCACGGCTGCCAGCGGGTATATGCGCTGGGAAGGTGTCAGCGATGGCCTGAAGGTGACCGCCGGGAGTGTTATTCAGCGCGATGACCTGGTTCAGTACACGGCAACTGCCGATGCAACCAGCTCCGGTGGTGTCCTGCGCGTGCCGATCGCCTGCTCAAGTGCAGGTGCGGTCGGTAACGCTGACGACGGTACGGCATTAATCCTGGTCACGCCGGTGAATGGTCTGCCGTCTTCCGGTGTGGCTGACACCCTTACAGGCGGATTTGATACTGAAGAGCTGGAAACGTGGCGCGCCCGCGTCATTGAGCGGTATTACTGGACGCCGCAGGGCGGGGCTGACGGGGACTATGTCGTCTGGGCTAAAGAAGTGCCCGGCATTACCCGCGCATGGACATACCGTCACTGGATGGGAACGGGAACTGTCGGTGTGATGATTGCCAGCAGTGACCTGATTAATCCCATTCCGGAAGAATCAACGGAAACGGCGGCAAGACAACATATCGGGCCACTGGCCCCGGTGGCAGGCTCTGATTTGTATGTATTCAGGCCGGTGGCGCATAAAGTGGATTTTCATATCCGCGTGACGCCGGACACACCGGAAATACGGGCTGCCATCACCGCAGAGTTGCGTTCGTTCCTGCTGCGTGATGGTTATCCTCAGGGAGAACTGAAGGTATCGCGTATCAGTGAGGCGATTTCCGGTGCGAACGGGGAATACAGCCATCAGTTGCTTGCCCCGGCGGACAATATCTCCATTGCAAAAAATGAACTGGCGGTTCTGGGGACGATTTCATGGACGTGACAAACGATGATTACATCCGCCTGTTATCGGCACTGTTGCCGCCCGGTCCTGCATGGTCAGCCAGCGATCCGGCGATTGCCGGTGCGGCACCTTCATTAACCCGCGTTCATCAGCGTGCGGATGCCCTGATGCGGGAGCTGGATCCGCGCACCACCACTGAACTGATAAACCGCTGGGAGCGTCTGTGCGGTCTGCCGGATGAATGTATTCCCGCAGGGACACAGACCCTTCGCCAGCGTCAGCAACGGCTGGATGCGAAGGTTAATCTGGCGGGCGGCATCAATGAGGATTTTTACCTTGCACAGCTTGCTGCCCTGGGCAGACCAGACGCCACTATCACGCGATACGATAAAAGCACGTTCACCTGCTCATCGGCCTGTACTGACGCAGTGAATGCGCCGGAATGGCGGTATTACTGGCAGGTCAACATGCCAGCCGCCACCAACACCACCTGGATGACATGTGGCGATCCCTGTGATTCAGCACTGCGTATCTGGGGTGACACCGTTGTCGAGTGTGTGCTTAACAAACTCTGCCCGTCGCATACCTACGTAATTTTTAAATATCCGGAGTAATCCATGCATCGTATAGACACGAAAACCGCGCAGAAGGATAAGTTCGGCGCGGGTAAGAACGGTTTTACCCGTGGTAACCCCCAGACTGGCACGCCTGCCACCGATCTGGATGATGACTACTTTGACATGTTGCAGGAAGAACTTTGTAGCGTTGTTGAGGCATCCGGTGCCAGTCTGGAGAAGGCGCGGCACGACCAGCTGCTTACCGCGCTTCGTGCGCTGCTGTTAAGCCGCAAGAATCCGTTTGGCGATATCAAATCTGATGGTACTGTGCAAACGGCTCTCGAAAACCTTGGTTTGGGAGAAGGCTCAGCGTTACCCGTTGGTGTACCTGTTCCGTGGCCTTCAGCCACTCCGCCAACAGGCTGGCTGAAATGCAATGGTGCGCCTTTTTCTGCCGAAGAGTATCCGGAACTGGCAAAAGTTTATCCGACAAATGAATTGCCAGATTTACGTGGTGAGTTTATTCGTGGCTGGGATGATGGGCGTGGAGTGGACAGTGGGCGAGCGTTATTGAGTGCTCAGAGCGATACGCTGCAAAATATTACAGGTAGCTTTTGGGATATGACCACGGGGCCAAATAATAATACTGTCGGCGCATTTACCTCTTCAATAGTGACACCAAATCTCGCATCAATTGCGACAGGTGGTAAATTTAAACAGGCGAATTTTTATTTTGATGCATCACGTGTTGCCAGAACATCAACGGAAACACGTGCGCGAAATATTGCATTTAACTTTATCGTGAGGGCTGCATAATGGATAACGCTGTATTAAATAGCGAGCTTATTGCCACGAAGGCGGGGAATATTACCGTCTATAGCTATGATGGTGAAACTCGGGAATATATTTCCACTTCAAATGAATATCTTGCCGTTGGTGTCGGCATTCCGGCATGTTCCTGTTTAGATGCCCCTGGCACATATAAGGCTGGTTATGCAATCTGCCGTTCTGCAGATTTTAACTCATGGGAATATGTGCCAGACCATCGCGGTGAAACGGTCTATAGCACCGAAACAGGAGAATCAAAAGAAATCACCTCTCCGGGTGATTACCCTGAAAATACAACCACTATCGCCCCATTAACGCCATATGATAAATGGGATGGTGAGAAATGGGTGACAGATACTGAGGCACAGCATAGCGCCGCAGTAGACGCGGCAGAAGCACAGCGCCAGTCACTGATTGATACTGCAATGGCCTCCATCAGTCTGATTCAACTGAAATTACAGGCCGGACGGAAGCTGACGCAGGCAGAAACAACCAGACTTAACGCTGTGCTGGATTACATTGACGCGGTGACGGCAACAGATACCAGCACCGCGCCGGATGTCATCTGGCCTGAACTGCCGGAGGCGTAGGCCATTCAATATCTGGCGCACCGGAAGTATCGACCAGTTCCAGTGCGTCCAGATAATCCAGCCACGAATTATATTGCATCAGGAGTTCTTCGCCAGAAGGTGGCGATCATCTATGATGTTGGCGTATCGACTCTGTATAAGAAGTTTCCGGTCGGAGATAAATGAAACCGCAGCACGTCGTATGCAAGCACGAGCCACGGCTGGCTGTCTAACTTTCGATAGTGCGAGTATTGAATGATTTCCAGCCGCTACCGATTTTACTATGTTTTCAGTAGAACACTTAGACAAAACTGAGGCGCACAAAGCTTTGCACTGGATTGCAAGACTTTGTGCTATTCGATAGTTTAAGGTCGCTCACTCTACCTTTTCATCAAGCCAGTCCGCCCACCACTGCATCATCTCCCTGCGCTTATCGAGATACTGCGCATGGTTGTAAATACCGCGCACAGATCCGCCGTTGGCATGTGCCAGTTGCACTTCAATAGCATCAGCAGGCCATTCGTGCTCGTTCATAATCGTGCTGAATTCATGCCTGAATCCGTGACCGCTTTCCAGACCCTCATAGCCGATTCGTTTGATCACAAGTAATACCGCGTTCTCGCAGATTGGCTTCTTCTTATCGTTACGCCCGGCAAAAACAAACTCTGATACTGGTTTGGTGATGGAGCTTAACGTAGTGAGAAGTTCAACCACCTGGTCCGACATCGGGACCACATGAATCTTGCGTCCCTTCATCACACTGGCGTCGATAGTGATAATCCTGTTTTCAAAATCGACGTTATTCCATAGCATAGAACGAAGCTCTTTCGTTCTTAGGGCTGTGTAGCGTAAAACTTTGGTCGCAATGAGCGATACGATACTACCTGAAAATGTTGCCAGTGCTTTATTGAATGCCGGGATCTGGTCTGCAGGAAGAAACGGGAAGTTCTTCTTGCGGTATCCCTTCATGGCGTCAGCAAGGTCAGGTGCCGGGTTATATTTAGCCCTGCCGGTGACAATAGCGTAACGGAAAACCTCGCCGCATCTTCTGCGTGCTTTGTTGGCTCGCTCCATTGCACCGCGATCTTCAAATCTGCGGATTACTTCCAGCAGTTGCATCGGCTCAATATCCTGAATCTCAAGACCGCCGATGATGGGTAAAATGTCGTCATCAAACATTTTTGCAAGTTCATTTGCATAGCCTACTGACCAGACTTGCTTCTTGTGCTCGTACCATTCCTTGTAAATCGCACTAAAGGAATTGTTGTTAGACGAAGCCTTTTTCGCCTTTACCGGATCGATGCCGACCGAGATGTCTTTCCTCGCAGTCCATGCTTTATCCCTTGCCTCCTGCAAAGTCATTAGCGGATATTTCCCGACAGTCAGGATTTTCTCCTTACCGTCAATCTTGTAGCGAAGCTGCCAGACCTTTTTTCCGGATACAGGGACATAAAGGTACAGGCCATTACCATCGAGAAGGCGGTATGGTTTTTCTTTCGGCTTTGCTGCTTCAATCTGCTTAACGGTGAGCATGGGTAAAAATCCGGTGGGTAAAATTATTTTATCCACTTTTTACCCGTCATGGAGTGCGGCTGTCAACGATCTGACGCGAACCATTACGAACTGTGAATCTACGGAAGGCTTGATATTCAGGGGATTTTGCGGACTGGTACGGATGGGAGCGAACTGATAAATGGTGTCCCCTGCAGGAATCGAACCTGCAATTAGCCCTTAGGAGGGGCTCGTTATATCCATTTAACTAAGAGGACAATGCGGCATGAGTATACCCGCTAATGGAGTGCGGGGTAAGTACGCTGCCGCTCGATTGCTTAAACCCTCGCCATTTATGCCGGGTTTTTATAATTTTTCTTAATGTTTTCCGCACGTTCTGCTTTTTGGCGTGCTTCTGCTTTACGCTTATTGCTCATGTCGTTACGAATCTGTGCATGACTCATTAACGCGAAGATAAAGGTGCCGCCGCAGATGTTCCCCGCTAAAGTAGGTAGTGCGAAGGGCCAGATGAAATCGCTCCAGTGCAGCGTACCGTTAAACACCAGATAGAGGATTTCAACAGAACCGACCACGATATGGGTGGTGTCACCCAGGGCAATAAGCCAGGTCATCAATATAATCACCACAATCTTTGCCGCACCCGCTGCAGGAAACATCCAAACCATAGTGGCGATCAGCCAGCCGGAAATGATCGCGTTGGCAAACATCTCGCTGGGGGTGTTCTTCATCACATCCATGCCGATTTTGACAAATGCATCGCGAGTTTCTTCATTGAAGATAGGCATATATTCAAATGCCCACGCCGCAATACCTGTCCCGAGAATATTACCCAGCAGCACGACGCCCCATAACCGTATAAGTAAGCCGACGTTGCTCATTGTCGGTTTTTGCATGACGGGTAGTACCGCAGTCACGGTATTTTCGGTAAATAATTGCTGGCGGGCCATAATGACGATAATAAAACCAAAGGTATAACCGAGATTCTCCAGCAAGAAGCTGCCCGGCACACCTTCCAGTTCGACATGAAATATCCCTTTTGCCAGTAACGAAGCGCCCATCGACAGACCCGCCGCAATGGCTGACCACAGTAGCGCCATTGCGTCGCGTTCCAGCTCTTTTTCACCATCCTGGCGGATATGCTCATGAATTGCCATCGCCCGGGAGGGGAGTCGGTCTTCATCTATTTCTATTTTTTTGCCGCGCTCTTTTTCTTCGCTCTCAACTTCAATTTCGTCGCTGTGTTGATCAATTTTGTCGTTGTCCAT